TATAGGAACCCGTTCCTCTTGTTGTTGCGCTTGTCGTATCCTGTCTTATCCAATTTTCCAGCCATATTGTACTTTTTCACTCCTATTTATCCAGTTAAAACCCTTTGATACCATGTGGTTCAGCCCCCATCCTAGTTTCCTCGCGCTGAGTTCTTTTAATAGTATTCTATTGTTCTCATTCGCATTCATTATGACCATAAGCTCAGTGCTCGTGCCTTCCCACGCATCGTCTTTTAAAGTTCGCTTAAACATATTCATCAGTTCGATGATGTGAGCATAACGACTGTCAGCTCTAGACCTTTCCTCCAAACCTTTGTGGATGTAGGACTGTACGCCAAAGCGTACGTCTTGCATCTCTTCGGGAATGTCGTAGGCCAATAGCCAAGCGGCGAAAGCCGGAAGCTCCGAGGTAACAGTTTTCTTTATGTCCTTGGTGAATTCAAACCCGTCATTGCAGTTAAACACCATCAACTTGTCTTTAATTGACATGTCAAGATCGGGAAGCAGACGCATTGACACAGGGTCATCATTCAGAGTTACTGAAATCCTACCTCTCCAGAATACTCGACCTGACTTTTTGAATTTACCGTTAATTAGGAAGGTGTCGTTAGCGATGTGCTCTTTCAACCTGGCGGTAAAAGCTGTGTGCATGGCTGACGATGCTGTCGGAGCCTCATCGTCGACTAACCACATTCCGTATTCAAATAAATGGTCTGTCCACTCAGATTTACCAGTCAGATAATCAGATGCTTTGATACCACCACCAAATAGTCCACCTAGTACCACTGTGTTATAGAGCGTTTTACCGCAGTTAGGAGGGCCGACTAGGAAGTGTGCGTGTCCTCTTTTAGGTTTTCCTTTGACTGCGTTCGTGTACGCATGGGAGAGCCACGCCAGCTCGTGATCGAGTTGATCGGATCCAAGCATGTGGTTCATCCACTTCGCAATCATAGGGAAGCCTTCCCCAAACTTAGCACTACTATCAGCAGCCTGAAGAGGATAAACCCGAGCTGTATTATAATATCTCTTGTTTTCGTAGTTAACGATTGGAGATTTCACAAAACAGAAGGGTAGGCCAGCCTCGACCTTTTTAGTTATCTGAATTTGGTTGAGAGCCCTACGAGCCTCGCTGACATTCTCATGTCGGCCAGGTCGTGCTGAAAGGTCATGTCTGCACTCCAGATCGAGTAAGCAGTCATCTTTGTTTGTCATGAAGAAGCCACCCGCGCCGTCTTGTATGAAATAATTTCTCCCATCATACCAATAAGATTGGATCGCATCACCTATACGACCTACCTCATACTCCCTCACAAAAGCTGTACCTACAATCTCAGCCCAAGAGTAAAACCCTTTTGCCATATTGAACACTTGCATACCAGTCTCACGGACAACAGCAGAGTCAACACTCCTATGCTGTCCACCTGGATCCCAGTAAGTTGGGCCTCTAGCACCCTCACGAAATTCACCTGGCCAGGCATTGTCGGGCCAGATCTCGTCGATCTTTTCTTTTACCTTATCTAAAGGTATTGCCGGGCCTGATCCGTCCCGAAAGTCGCTAGACTTAGACTCTTCAAATTGCCAATAGCTTAGAAGGCTAGCATCTATTACTGAGTCCTTGGCCACAGGTCGCCAGTCGAAACCGTGGAGCAAGTAGTGTTGTCTCTTAAAATTACCCATATCGAAACCAGCTACTAATTTCTCTAGCTTCAGCTCCTTAGCAATTCTTGTGAGAAAACGATCTTTCCAATTATTGCCGTGTACATAGACAGGGCTCTCGAAAAACCACACTGCATGAATTCCGCCCGAAAATGAGCGACTCACATAATTTACAGGGTACTCCCCATCAATCATCTTAGCGACGGCTTTCTCGTATTCATCGTCGTCGAGCTCAACGTCCCAATCCGCAGACACACCATGAAGGTTTCGCATTGGATTCTGAGATGACACACGGCGATTAGGGTCAACACCTTCTGCGGTGGAGTGGGCTCCGTATTGAGTGGTAGGCTTGGTAGCCCACTTCTTATAATTACGGGCGCGCTCAGCTACCGATTCACCTTGAAAATCGGGGATCGTAAAGTCGATTTTCCAGGGTTCAGTCTGCTCGACCTGAGATGCTGTTAGATTAGGAAGCGAGAACAGTTTCATTGGCATTCCTCACTATATTTGCGACCGAAATTTCTAGGTCAGTCACATAACAGCTAGTATTATGTACCGTCGAGCTAATCAACTCGTCATCTATTCCCGCCTCTGAAATGTGCCCATCTTCAAGCAGATGTTTGGCTCGAATGACCTCAATTACTTGGCCGTCGTATCCGACTATCATCTGAGCTTCGTTGCGAAATCTGACGTCGTCGATGACTACATTTTTGTATTCGCCCATCCTCTTCTCCATCAAATAAATCCAAATATTGGGGTGGATGAGATCTCTCGCAAATTCCGTGCCGAGCAACTGCATGAGCTGCCTCGGAGATTTACCAAAGTCGGGAAGCTCCTTCTCCTTTAAGCAGGGATCATTTAGCTTTTCTCGCTCAATGCCCATAGCTTCCAGCATGTCCTTGATCGGCGTAGCGAAACTCAAGATCTCGAAGCCGTGATTGTCTCTTAATATGCGGGCGATCGAAGACTTCCCGCATCCTTTTTTTCCTGTTAATCCTAATAACATTATTTTGTATACTCCTTTGTTATGATCGCTTCTGCATCTAAGGGGACATTTCCCATCCACTTAGGCCCAGTGCTCATCAATTTAATTATTTCCTTTTTTGATTCCTCAGCGGAATCTTCATCCACTTCCACGACTACTTCATCGTGAACGTGTAAAACTATTCTGTATCCAGCATCAGCGATTCGATTCATTTGAAATGCGAAGCAATCACGTGCAATGCTCTGAATCATGTTCTGAAAAATATTTGCACCGTATGTTTTGGTCCGAAATATTTTACCTCGTTGAGTTGCGCAAGTGACACCGTCGGGTTCATTTCTGCATCGGAAGTACTGAAGCATTCTTCCACTCGGTGACTCGACTTCAAAATCTTCACCATCCCTAGCAGCCTCTTTAAGTAATCTATCTAAGGCTTTCCACGCTTTAACGATACTGGGATTCTTATCTCGGAAGTCCATCACCTGAATAAATGCATTCACCCATTGGCGCCTCTCAGCTATCTCAAGCGAAGGGTAGATCGAAGCTTTTGCCGGCATGTACTTTCCAGCATAGTCTTGAAATCTCATCTCGTCATCGCGACTGAATTCTCCTGACAAGATCTGCTGTTGGCCATATGCCGCGACAGTTTCTGCAAATTTAGCCCATCCTGAGCCGTAGCCCAATTGCAACACACGTACTTTTGCCAGTGTATATAGATCAGGGTCTTCCTTCTTCAATTCACCGCCAGTCCAGTTCATAGTTAGCCGAGCGTGTGCTTCATAGATGTTTACATCATCCCTAAGGAGTTGGAGAGTTTCCTCGTCCTCTACCCAAAATGCGGTAGCCCTTGGCTCAATATTAGCTAGGTCAGATACTATCAGAGTTTTACCTTTGGGGGCTTGAATGCAATTTCGTACATTCACGCCTTGCTGAGTTTCTCTCTGTAAGTTCTGCATGTTAAGTCCAGAATCTCCGCTCCAACGGCCAGTGACATCAGCACCCCAATATTTCATGTTGTAGCTGATTCGGTCATCCTCCGTGAGCCTATCTATCATGGAATTAATCCGCGCCAGCTGATGGCCAATGCGGTTGTAGTTCTGCATGTCGGCAACGAATGTGATCTTCTTTCCGTGCTCAGCTATCCACTTTTCCAGTACAGGACTATCCTTCGCTAAGGATTTGGGGGGTTCTATATCAAGCTTACGGCATTCAATTGCTAATGCTTTTTTGCTGTAAACTACATACTCCTTCTTTGTGTCAGGATCGATTTCCCCATACCAAGGTAGGGCGTTGCCCGCATCGAACTTCCTTTTTTCCAGTTTAGTCTTAGCCTCCATAAGCTTAGCTATTCCAGCGGGGACTCCTTCGTAAGCCATTTTTCTGGTTGCACGGCTGAGCTTTCTTTCTTCCTCGGGCCAGTCATCACTAAGCTTATCCCAAATCTGATAGGTATACTTAGAGTCGTTCAGCGCATACTCCATGACCTCCTTAGATTCATCTAGGGCAATCATCTGCTCCCAGGTTTTTCCTTTCATGTTGCTACGGACTCCCTTGTCCATATCAACACCTAGAATTTCCTTTGCGGCTCCCTTAAGGTTACGCTGGTACTGGAAATAGACGCACATGTCCGCTGAGCATTCCCATTTCACTTCAAGTGTTTTCTTCTTACTCATCTTTTGTTAACTCCTATCGTGGTTGGGATAATTCCAAGCTCTTGACACCGCTCAAAGACTCGTTGGTCAAATGAAGCGTTGTGAGCAATCAACGTGTATCCGTCTAATTTTGCCCAATCAAAAGCATCGGGGTGCCCGACATATTCAAAGTCGGGGCTGTAAATACTTACCATGTAAGCGTCAAACTCAGCGTGGTAGCAGTATTGGTGTGTGCTGGCGCCTTGAATTGAGTAATCCTTAGAGTAGTAAGTCTCAAAATCAATCGCAGCTATTTTAGTTCGTTTGGCCATATGGTGTGTGTTTTATGGTTAAATCTTTAAGTTGTACTTTAAATGTGCCGTGGTGGTATAGGGGGCCGGAGAAATCACCCAACCGGCCCCCACACACACCACAATGCGGTTAGCTGAAGTCAGTTAACCACTCTGCAAATTCTGGAGTATTACGTGAGCCTCTGCGTACTTTAGGTACGTGTACCGATTTACCGCCAAAGGTGGCCTTCTCAGTATTCAACTGAAAGCTACCAGTCTTTAGGCCGTCACGGTAGTACATCGCCGACGCGGTAAATATAGGCACGGCCGCTCTCTTGTAAGCTGTTCCTTTAATGCGCCATAGCGCGAAAGCGTAGTTGCCGCCGTCGAACTCAAAAGGGAACACCTCGGGGTCATCGCCTTTAACGCAGATTAGGGCATCCGCAATCGGTAACCAGTCAGGTTTTTGCCCGTTGTTACCCCATTCAAATGATCCGCCAATTTCAATAGCATCTGCTTTTGGCATGATGCGAGGAATCTCACCGCTGTCCCAATCAACATTCTCTTCAAAGAGTTTGCCGATTCTACATACGGTAAATTCGATTGGGGTTGATCCATCTGAGATTAAGCTTTCGCCATCGAGTACTATCTCACCCTTCTTAAAGTTCTCAGCTAGGTTACCCATGCCTTGAACAATCTGAAGTCGGGGAAGAGCCACATCTGATGTCTCTAGATCTCCGATTACACCGCTTCCAGTTTTGGATAATGCATTTGCATGAGGGTTGCCCTCCACAATATCACCAGCAGCCTCAGCTGTTGCGGTCGTTTCTGTTTTTGTTTCACTTAGTGCTTTCTTTGCCATCTTTGTATTTTGTATTTTGTTTGTTTGTCTGTTGTTCCGCGTGTGTATAACACGAGGGTTAAAAAAAACCTAACTCTGTTTTCTTAGGTACGGAGACCGATCTCGATCCTCGTCTTTTGGTATAACTTTTGCCTCTTCCAATTTCGTCTCAACCCGTCCACGAGCTTTATTCTTTTCGCCGTGTGCCAATTTGTCACCATAAGCCTTGGCTAATCCTGTCATGGAAACATTGCAAGCCGCCATGAATTCCTCAGGTGTAAGTATATCGGACACTGCATCGTAGGCCGCCTGTCCGTCTTTTACCTTGAGGCTAGCATTTCTGTAGTGTAGCGCATACCCAGGGATTTCTGCTCCCTCTTCGACTGCCAGCTTGAGAGCTTGAGCCTTAGCTGAAGCCGCCCACTTGTCTACCACTTGTGCTACATTAAGCATCTTACCTAAGACCGAAGGATCTTCGATCTCAGATGGTGCGTAACTGTCCCAAAGATTGACCTCAAAGTCAGCCACACTCTCAGCATATTTCTTAGCTATCGGTAGCATCTTATCGTTTAAAGCCTTGCAAGATAAGCGATGTTTACAATACCGACAGGCCTCAGTATTTGGTCGAAGTGACGATGCCCGATCTAGCTTCGGTTGAGATTGCAAGTCATCGTGAGTCGCAAGTTCAGCTTTCTCTACTATCAGAGCTATTCTCAACCTGATATCTTCCATGTCACCACGAGTGTAATCAAATGTTAAAACCTCATCTCTTCTAGGGATAATGAAATGTACCGTCGCAGTTAATAATTGCGGGAACTTATCCATAACGCCTAAAAGGTAAGCCTGGCCTTGAATATTGATATCCGCATCGTCAATTGCGGTACGACCAAATTTAAAGTCAGCCACATCCACATGGGTGCCTGTTATAATGACTCGGTCAACTGTACCAAAAATATACTTGATCCACTGTTTAATTAATTCACTCATACCATACCTCCATCTGATTCTTCAGTAAGTGCATTAGCTCCCTGTTCATTTGAAAAGCATAGATCGGCATCTCCCCACGATCGGTATCTACTTTTATGCTGGAACCGCGCTTCACTACGCTGTATGCGGTAACTGGAATCTGATCTATCAAAAGTGTTAAGGGGTAGGCGGTTAGTGGGTTCTGCTGACTCTGTCGTATGCATCCTTCTATTGTGCTATGCATACGAGACTTTGACCCTGAGCTCCTTGTGAATCTCGTCGGCTCCATCCTCAATAGGTTTTAAATAATCTAGACAGGAGATAACTAAGCGCATTTGCTCTTCGTTAAGTCCGTCAAGGTTGCCGGTTTCTGCCGCTGAATGCAGCATAGTTCCTTCTTCAGCAAAGATATTAGTCTCGTTTGAGGATCGGTACCCTGGGCAGATCTCGACATACTTTAATGTCGAGGGTCCAAGAGGGTGATGTTCTTCGGGAGTAGACATTAGTCTTCTAGCTTCTCGATTAAATCATGTACCACTCCAGTTAGATCTACAATAGAGTGCCATATCTTCTGACTCTCTGCTTGAAGATCACCAATCTGAGTCTGCATCAGCGCCATGTAACGAACGACTGCATCTACCTCCATGTGATTGTTCAGATCTTGGGGTGTCATATTATCTGCGTCTTCAATCTGCGACAATGAAGTCTGCGCTAATAGATCCAAGTTCTCTAGTAGGTTTTCATACTGCAACGCTATGCGCTGTTTCATTTCCTCAGGTATATCAGCAATACTATCAACGCTGACAAATTTGCGGCGTATGGGGTCGGGGTCGTGTTGGTCTTCGAATTTCATTTGGTGTGTGGTTTTACGAATTGCTTAGACTGTAATCTGGCAATTCGGTTTTCGGTTGTGTGAATAAGAATTGTTAAACAGATGCATAACAATTGCAAGTCATAAATACGGCCTATCTCTAGGTTGCGCTTCAGCACTGGGCTTGCGGCCGAATTTATCTTTAAAGAATCTTCGGACCATTAACAAAGGTCGAAGGACGAAGGCTATTAGTAGTGTTTTCATAGTATAGGATTCATCTCATCGTCGTTGATGAGATCTAGGTTGTTTAGTTTTTGCCTTACGGCTTTACAGACCCGCATCTCAACGGTATCAGTTGCGAAAATTATTCTTTGAATGCTAGGGCTTTTGCCAGTAGCGCGATGAACACGGCCCAGGGCCTGTCGTAAATCAATTGCACTGAAGCTCGGGCTTATTAGTGAGACTCGCGGGAATTCGCCACGTTCGTCATGTAGGCTTAAACCGGTTCCGCCCGCTTGAGTCATGCATATGCAGATTCGTGTCTCGTCTGCTTGAAATCTTTTTACCTCGAGGTCTCGCGTCCAGTCATCTTGGGCTCCGTAAACAAAGGACAGGTCTTCGACTGAGGAAAGTCTTTTAACTAAGGCTTCCATGGTCGCCCGAAAATTTACAAAGATTACAACCGAATTTCCGCTCTCAATTGCATCCCTGGTCAGGGAATCAAATATAGGAACCTTCATCAGTTCTACCTCCTGTCTTGCCCTCAGCTGTAAAGTAAGAGCCGAGTCCTCATCCGATCGTTTTAACTTCAGTACATTGAGACCGTCCTCAAGATCGTCATAGATACTATCAACTATTTCAGGCGAGGCGATGTCATACCCATCTGCGGCAATCACAGTTTCGGGGAAGGATCCGGGGGGTAGGTCCTTAATCCGGATCCTACTCCCCCGACCATCAGAATAGATGTGTTTGTGGAAACGTTTGAGCACCGTCTCCCACCCTTGGAATACCAACCCTCCAAAGGTGCCTTTCTTACATCCATTCTTGAGACACCAATTCCACCAGCCACTATTGTTATGCATGTCGAGCACATAACCAAGAGCTCGCATTTCAATAGGGTTGGATCCACTTGTTGCACCTAAAAGAAGGGTAGACATACCTCTCGTTTTAGACGCAACCATCAGCTTAGAGTTTTCACTCTTATAGCCTTTACAGCGGTGATCCTCATCGAAAATCATTAGATAAGCGGTAGGGTTAATAAGGAATTCACCTGTGTGCTTACTCTTCTTTTTATAATAGATTGTTTTTCCACCACGGATTTTTTCATAGTTAATTACTATGAAGTCTTTGAAGTGAAATCGCTCAGCCCATTCTTGCCATGATGAGACAACAGCCTTCGGACATATAACGAAGGGCGTTAGTCCAAGTCGAAGGGCGACAGTCAAAGCGACAACTGTTTTACCGGTTCCAGTATCACTGCCGTCCTTGGCATAGCCATTGGCTTGCATACTCTTTACCAAACGATCGCAGTGATCGAGTTGGTAATCGAAAAGCTTAGGGCATGTAGATGGTGCTTTCTTCGCCATTTTTACTATCAGCAATCTTCAGCCAGTCTGAGTGGTTGAGGTTTTCACGCTTACTCATGGCAGATAAATATCTCCACATTTTTCTTAGGCCCGCTTCTTCCACTTGCCGCACCCGCTCACGAGATACTCCCATGATGTTTGCAATCTCTTGTAGGGTGTACGGGCGATTCGCAGTTGAGTCATACCAGTGTTCTTTGCCGTTAAGCACAGTGGATCGGATGCCCTGTAGGAATTCCTTAAGCCTGTTATCCGCATCCGTGCGATCCTCCAAGGTATTGTTCGGATTGAACGCACCCGATGACGGCTTTTTTAAACTTGAGCAAGCCTCGTATTTCGCGATCTTTTTCTTTGAGCTCGGCTTCGTAGATTTTTTTTGCAATCCCGTTGAGCCCTTCCTCGCTGTATTCTTTTGTCGAGAAACGGTGTCCGCAAGAATTGCACTCTCTTCGTCGGTGTCTATATTTCCGCTCATAATTTACGGTACTCGCAATTGTATGGGTTGTGGTACGACACTCGGGGCAATTCATGCAAGAGGGCTCTTGGTTTTCTCTTTAATATATCGTATGTCTGCATCATTGCTGGTCATTAAGGCCGTGTCCTCGCTGATATATAAAACTGGCTTTGACACTTCCCACTCCTCCAAAATTTCCTCGATTTCCTTTAATTTGGTCACGGCTTTCTTTATTTTCTTGAGTAGCTTTTGTTCGGTTGTCATAGGGGCAAGGTATATCTGAGTTATTGGGGTGGTGGTATAGATGGGGCGGCCACCCAGGTGGAGAGGGTAGGGCCACGATTGATTTTGGTTTAGTAGAGCAGCTTAGAGAGAATACTATCAGAGCGAGCATAAGTAGAGGTGGTGTCATTTCCCTTTCCTTTCCTTATTCGCGTGAGAGTAGTCATAGCCAAAGGCCGTGCAAAAATGCTCACCCTTAACCTCCGCTTGTTTTAAGTTGTGGGCCTCGATTTGAACAACAATGTCCAGCTTCATTCGACCGCCTACAGAGTGATACCCATAGATTTCGTAGTTTTGATATCGCGCTTCGCCGGTCTTAGGCCGACCCTTGCGCACTGGCATTTCTAGCGCTGGCTCCATACATTATCCTCCAGGTGTTTGGTTACCTCTTGGATATGACTTCGGACAGCCTCAATATGCGTATCCTTATCTCCATCAGGAAACATGTGTAGCACTATGTGATACAACATATCAAACCCGACAGCTAACAGGCAGTCGGACATTTCAGTCACAGGCACACTCTTCGAGGTCTCCTTAATAACAAGATCAATAGCTTGGATAAATATCTCAGCATTATGAGTCTTCTCTTCAATATCACTCTCCTCTAATAAGGGAGCACTTGGTTTCTTTACTTCAGTCATAGCTATTATACGGTTGATCCAGGGTCATAGGCATTGACGCCACCATTATCAAAAGGGTGGGTAGCATAAGCATTTAATGCTTGCAGGATATCAGGTTTGCGATTGCCGACATCTAGCTGAACGGCACGGACGCTATAATCTCCATCGAGGATTACGCTCCCATGTTTATGGCGGGCTACCCAAACGCGAATGGCCTCCGCTTTGCTTGGAAAGAATTCGAAGCCAGCGTGTTCGCCGGATTCATCAGTATAGCTATTTCTATATAGTTTCATTTTGGTGTGTGGTTAGTGGAATTGCGGGCCACTCTGTAAAATGGTTTTCCGCGTTGAAGATTCAATTGTTCCGCAATGTTTTACATATGTCAAACACTTTATTCAGAAATCTTTAACTTTCAGGAAAAATACAGTCCAGTATTATGATTAAGACTATCATGAAGACGGCCGTTAATACTATACTTTCCATTTTTTACCCCAATCCATAACCAATACAGCATCGGCGGTTTTATTTGTTATTTTCAAATCGGGGTATAATC